CAGCGTCAGGGTTTGAGATAGTAGAACTAGCACTTGAAAATAGAACGCCAGGGCCAGGTAATGTATTACTTGTCTTTGTTCCTGTTGTAAATGCAAATATTCCACTCTCTGTGTAATCTACTGGGAAAATTGTTCCAGCAGCAGAAACACGATTCACAACCTTAACATCAACTGTACTTGATCCAACACCAGTAACGATACCTTGTAGATATCCGTCTGCTGTTGATGTTGTGCCTGGGCCAACGATTGTTCCACTAAGAGGTTGCGTAACACCCATACCAACACTTATATTTGTCACTACATGAGGAGTAACGTGAAGTTGTTGATCTGCAGCTCCATCAATATATGCAACTTTCATTCCATTTGCATATGCGCCTGGATTTCTTGCAGCTAATCGATATGTAGTAGCATCTTCATAATTGTTTTGATAATCTTGAAAAGATTTAATCTTAAGATTTGAAGTTGATCCGATACCAGTTGGATGTGTTGAAGGCATTCCTCCAACGTTTGCGTTATTTAAAGATGCACCATCTGCTCTAACGACTCTTAATACACCACCATACTGTAGATAGTTTGATGCTGTGTACCAGTATTCGTATTGTCTATCCGCAGTTATTGGTTTTCCAAATAGATCGATCATATCTTGCTCATTCTCAATAAGCAAAGGTTCTAATACAGGGCCTCTTTCAAATGGCCCTACTATTGCACCTGTCTGATCACTAATGGAGTCAATTCTACCAACCGTAAGGTCAACTTCCCTAACCTTAACGCCTGGAGATACTAAACCTATGCCAGCCATGTTTTTCTCCGAAATTCCACGTTGTTTTACTAAATTTATTTATAACTTATGACCTCTTCAAATGGGGAAACATGACGTGAACTCTACCAATCAGGATAAATGTCTATTAAATCTTTCTTTTTTCTATTCTGAGAAACTCTTTTAATCGAACATCCTTTACACTCATAAGCATATGCAGATGGCACATTTCCTCTATCCTTTCTTGTTTTATAAAAATCGTTAATCAATTCTTTTGTTTGTCCACATATTTTACATTTTCTTTGTTCAAAAAGTAAATGTTCTAATCCAAACTGATCTTCAAGTTCCACTAGAACCATCTCCAAGGTAACATTGAATAACCTACCATATTTAACAATGGTTCCATTACTAATGCGATTAATGTAAATGTTAAGACATCTATAAAAAGTCGTTGTCTTGGTGAAAACTTTGACTTCCACTTTATAACTTTCTCTCCTACCTTCTCACAACGTCTCAATAATCCTGTCTTCTTTAGAATTAGTGTTGCCCACCACTGTGGATCTACTAAGTTTCCCAAGGTCTCTATTGTAAATTTACAATATGATTTTATAAGTTTAATCACTCTTCTATTTCAAAAAACCATTTAATAGACTTAATATAATCAAATGTACAACCTATATCTTTATCACAGTTGACATCATACTTTCTATCACACAAAAACTTTCTTAGTTCATAAACAGAATCAAATCTTCCTTTATGTCTTTCTTGTTCATCATATAAATGATACTTCATATGCCGTTCCAAAAAGTATCTATTTGAGTAGTTTGTATATTTCTTGATACAATATACAATCCTACATTACATAGAAACCAAAATGCATTAGTTATCCATGCTTGTCTCCAACAGTATTTTCTATTTGTCTGCACAATGTAAAGACTTCTCTCATTGTCTTTAACAAATTGTTCAAGAACAAATGAAATTGCACATCCTATTGCAAAAACATAAAACATTAAGTTTAAAAAACCTGCCGAAGCTAATAAAAATGAAATCATTTGTACTCCCACATGTAAGATCTATCACCATATTCATCATTATACCATCTCTCTCCACTCTCGTCAACAAAACTTTCTTCTTCTGTGCCGTCAACAATGAAACCAAATGGTGACATATCTTGTTCAATCTGATCTCTTTGATCTTCATATATTCTTTTTCTAATATCTTGATCTGTAAGTTCTTTAAAATAATCTTGTTGAACTAGCCATGCATATATCACCAAGCACATTGCAAGGTCATCGTTACAACCTTCTTCTGCTTCAAATGAATTATGTTTTTGAATAAAAGTTGTTAATTCTGATATAATATCATAATCATTGAATAGTATTTTCTCGTCTTCAATTAAAGTTTTTAAGTTTGAACATCCCACTTTCTTTACAGTCTTGGACATCTTCACTCCAAGTTGAGTTTTTTTACCTGAGAATCCTTGTCCCACGATTTGACCAGCACGGCCTCTCATTGAACACATTAAGAGATTTTCATATTCTAGATCATAATGTATGATACTTGCAACTTGATCCCCTATGTCATTTACCTCACATAAAATAAAAGCATTATTATAAGCCTTTCCAAGATCTACAATAATACTTGGAAATAACATTGGTTTTATTTCATTGTTTTTGTATTTACCAACCACTTTATGTGGGAAGGTAGTAATGTCTGTGATTACAAATGCAGAATAGTCAATACCAACACCACGAGCAACGTCAACTGTAATTACATAATCATGATCTTTGATTGGGTCAAAATAGATATCTAATCCACGATTACTTTGTCGTGGGTCATCATATACTAATGTTCTTAATTTTGAAGAACTAATTAGAGTATCAACAGATCCTAAGAACTCACATTCAAACTCAACACGAAACTGTTGTTCAGATGTGTTTGCAATTGTTTGTTCTTTCCATACCGCATCTCTGCCTGGCACTTCTGACCAGTGAACTTCCGTGGGTATATACTCATTTTTATTTCTTTCGGCATCATGCCACATACGGTAGAAATGATTCATACCATGTGGTGTAGAAACTATGATGACTTTTGTTTTTTGTCCAGAAGATATAGTAGGATAAACAGAGGCAAAGAATTGATCAGCAATGTGATTCGGGATAAAAGCGAACTCGTCAAGAAAGATGACATTATAGGAGCCGCCTCGGACAGCAGATGCAGATGTAGATGCAGCGAGAATTTTTGATCCATTTTCTAACTCCAGAGAACCTTTGTTCCAAACAAGCACACCTTGTTGCATCCACTTCGGTAAATTTTCATATGCAAGTTGCAATCTACCAAGTAGATCTCTTGCGGTTGATGCTTTGTTTGCAAGTATTGCTATATTTACATTATCATTAAAAACTGCATAATGCAACAAATAAGATACCACAGTCGTAGACTTTCCAGTCTGACGAGGCATCTTACAGATATTAAATCTGTCGTTATGAAAATTGTTGATTAACTTTTCTTGAAATGGATATAGATTAAAATTAACTAGACCCTCATCAAGAGAAACAATCTTTATATAATTTTTTGCGAAATATACAGGATTTTCCTTACACTTGATGAACTCCTCAATATTTTCTTGAGTAAATTCAACTTTTACATTCGCTTTCTTTAGATTGGGATTACCAAGATATACAGTATCAGACATAATAAATAAAAAATTTTATATTTTTTTAGGTGGTTCAATCACCTTGGGTGATTGGCCAGGTTCTTGTGTGTATGGTCTATTGCCAGGTTGACTCTTAATATCTTTTTTTACTTTTTTAAGAGTGTCACCGATGTGTGTAAGACCATCTTTAAATTGTTTAAAAGTTTTCATTAGCACTTCCACCTTCTTCTTGCTTGTCTCAAACGACTGTTTGGATCTTTTGCAGCCTTTGGAAACTTCTTCATTTGGCCTGCACTTCTCGCACAGTAACTCTTTCTTCTGTTTGCAGCCTTAGATCCTTTTTTGACTTTACCAGTCACCGCAGTTTTAAGTTTTGAGCCAGGGTTTCTGCGACGATATGCAGCAACACCTTTTGCAGTCATACCAGCGCCACTTTTTGTAGGTCTTTTGTGTCCAGACTTGACACTCATTCCTTTCATGTCATCTTCATTTACAAGTATCTTATCTCCAACTCTTAGATCATTCTCTACAAACCAACCACGATTAGTTTCAATCGCATATCTTATCTCACCATCAGGATAAACAGGAACAGAACTATGTGGTTTTAATTCTTTGATACTATCAATTGTCCCATCTTCCTTAATAAATGCAATGTCAAGAGGTATCAAAGTATTTTTCATATGGAAAGAATGTTTATCATTACTTTCAAATTCAAATAACATTCCTCTGTCAGTATCTAAACTTTCACGAAACATGAGACCTAATTTGAATCTTGCTTCATCAAGAGGTATTTCAACTTGAAGTGGTAAATCAACATACTCCTCTTGTGAAAAAGATTGAGTAGAATCTGGACTTGCGCCTCTCATAGTATTTCTTTTGTTATCTTTTTTGGGAATTTGTTTGGTTAATTTATCAGTAGCTGTCTTAATACCCTCAAATCTTTTATGAGCTTTATCAACTATTTTCTTAGTTCTTGGGTTTCCTAGATCTGGGCCTATAACATTTGAGGGTTTAGATCGAGAATATGCATGTCCTATCTTTATCGCAGAATCAACTGAGGCTTTTTTAATATAACTACCTAAAGTTGCTGGCGACAACTCGGAAATATACTCCTCACTTCTTGTAATCTTTTCATCCTTCTCATTACTTGCAAGGTTTTTCTTAAGTTGTTTCTTTGATATCTTTGGGCCACCGATTGGATCACCATACTCATCTCTCTTAACTCCTTCACCAACCATCACAGTAGGTTCGCCTGGTTCAAACATCTTAGGTAAAAATGACAAAACCTTTGCATCAGGATAAATCTTTTGAACTTGTTTCTCTACTTCTTGACGAGTTGGTCTAGACACAGATGGAACAAACATCTGAACCATATATGTATTTCCTCTCCAAGTTAATACAACTTTATATGTATGACCATTTTTAACTAGACGAACTTTCTCTTCATTTGTTTCTTCGGGTGGTAAGAAATTAACCTTCTCTTGGTCTTTCTTAGCCATTACTCTTTTTGCTGCCTTACCAGCGTCGTACTTACCTACATACTCCGATTTAGATTTTTTTTTTAACTTCTCTCTTTTGAGAAAAGCAACTCCTTCTGTAACCTTCTTATCTGATGTCATTGGTAATTTAGGTTCTTTAGCTTTTATTTTTGCTAACTTATCCTTTGCAATCTTTCCTTCAGGCCCTATGGTTTTTGCCATATTTTGAAGTTTACTTGTCTTAGTCTGTTTAACAATAAAAGAAAGAGGATTCATCTCTTGAAGTTCTACTTCTTCCTTAGTAGCTTTCTTTTTCACACAATTATTATATCTCTTACCAAACATCATCTTAGTTCCTTTCTTCTCATATCCTTTCCAACACTTCTGACCTTCTTTGATTTCAATCATACCAGCAGCTTCAAGTGCTGAAACTTGCATTGGTGAGAATCCTTCTTTCTTTGTACTGTTACCCCAGTTTGCAGCACCAACCTTACGACACTTGACTAAAGCACCAGATGCATATGCACTTGGCCATACAGAATATCTTGATTTAACTTTAGTATAGCAAGCATCTTTTGTGCCACTACCCTTACCTTTCTTATCTTTTGCCTCATTTACAAAAGATTCTTTTGTATCTTTTTTCTTTTGTTCACGATAAGATTTTTCATTTGCTTTTTTCAATCTTTTATCAGCTGCTTTCTTTTGCTCAGGAGTCTCCATATGACTAAGATCCGCATATCCTTTGAATCCTTCGACCACTTTATTTCGATTAAAATAATTCTCTTTCATTTTCTTTTTGGGATCTGTAGAAACGTTTGTTGGTTTTGCTGCACCTGACTTCTGTGGTTGATTTGGATCAGCAGCTCTCTTTCTTCTTGCAGCACTATCTCTTTCCTTATCACTCATAGATGATCTCTTAGATGATGAGGTGCATTTAGGAGTTGACTTCTGGCCAGGCTGTCTAGCACATGGTTTACCATCATACTTACCACCAACTTGAACCCAACCTTTTACTTTGCGTCCAGACTTAGTAGTACCACTTGATTTACCAAACCAAGCACGAAGACCTTCTTCTTCTATACTATATTTATCAAATTCATCTTCTTTCTTCATTGCCAACTTAGTTGCAGTCGCATACATCACAGACTTTGCATCATCTCCATAACGTTTTTTAAATCCTGATTTATTCTTCTTCATTCCTTTGACTATATCTTCTCTCTTATCCATCTCTTTCTCAGTCATTTTTCCTTCTCTCATATCTTTCATCTTCTGTCTTATAACCCAATCATCTGGAATAGTAAGATGTTTTGCTTTGAATTGATTATGTAAAAGAGTTGGTGACATGTTATTGCGTTTTGATATACTTTGCATCAACTTATCAATTGAAACATAAGAGGTATCAGTCAACTTAATCAAACCATCTTCTAACTCAGAAACAGCATTAGCTATGAGTCCTACATTTGATGTTTCGTAAACTACCGATTCCCCGACCCCGCCCCCGCCTGAGCCATTACCACCACCATTACCACCAGAGCCACCGTTACCATTTCCAGAACCATTCCCACCGTTCCCATTTCCGTTAGAACTTCCGTTACCATTGCCGCTACCATCATCTCCATCACTATCAGAACGATTATCTCTCGCAAGATATCCACGAGATCCTATTCGATACCCACGAGGTATCTTCTTACACTTCTTATCAGTGAAACAGTAATATTTGCCTGGCGGACACTTTTTAGCCATAAACGAATACGATCTACGATATATTTATACTTTTATTACAGTCTTAGATAATTTAAAGACTGTAGAAGTTGTGGATGTCGGAGTTACACGAAGTCTTAGATTACCACCACTGATGTCGGCATCAAAAGTTGCGAGTATTGAACCTGTGCGAATTGTTCCATATTCACTTAAAAAGGCATTTGTTCCGTCATGAACAACATTAATAGTTGTCACATGATATTCAGTTCCTCTTGTCACTTGAACTTGGAAAGTTGCAGAACGATTGACTGTTGCAGAAACACTTGCAACCGTATCTGCACTTGATGATGTAGTTGTCAAAGTATCACTTGAAAGTGTGATAATGCCTGGATCTCCAAGATCTACGCCAGATGACGCAGTGATAATACCAGTTGCAAGAATATCATTTTGGTCTAGAGATGTAATCGTTCCAGCAACAGATAAGTTACCACTGATAATTGCATCAACAGCATTGACATCAGTAACAGTAATATTTGGAGAACCTGTTAAACCTTGAGAACTAACTGCGAGTGTTGATGTTGCTGCGTTACCAGTTGTATCTTGATTACCAGCAGAGTTTACGCCTGGTAAATTGATACTAGCAGATCCATCAAAACCAACCCCACCGATAGTTCTTGAAGTTGCAAGTCTTGTTGCGGTTGCTGCGTTACCTGTGGTTGATCCAGATGTACCAGAAACGTTACCAGTTACGTTACCAGTGAGATTTCCTATGAATGTTGTTGCAGTTGTAGTTCCAGATACGTTGACGTTCTGTAGGAAAGTTGCGTTTGTATTAGTTCTAATATTATCAGTAACTGCGATACCAGTTAATGCAGATCCATCAATAGCTGGTAATGCAGATGGGAATCTTGCATCGGGTACAGTTCCTGAACTTAAGTTTGATGCATTCAGGGCAGATCCATCAATAAAACCAGCACCGTTTGTTAATTGGTTAGTATTGGTAAATGATGTGGTTATAAACCCAGCACCATTAGTAAGTTGATTATTATTAGTTGGTATTGTAGGTGTATTTGAAAAATTACCGTAATCCAAATAATAGGAAGCAGCCTGACCATTTAATTGAGACGCACTTCCAGTTACATTTCCAGTTAAGTTTCCAACAAATGTTGTTGCAGTAGTTACACCAGTAAAAAATCCATCTCCATCTTTACTTAATGTGACACCAGTACCAACAATCAATCCAGATCTTGCGGTGACTAATCCAACAGAATCAATATTAGTTACGTCTTCGTATGTTAAAGTCCCACCGATAGTGACATTACCACTGAAAGTTCCAGTCGCTGCGTTGACTGCATTAACTGTAATACTTGGTGTTCCCGTTAATCCAGCAGAAGTTCCCGTTGTGTTTTGATTACCAGCAGAGTTAACGCCAGGTAAATCTATATTTGCAGATCCGTTAAATGATACTCCACCAATAGTTCTTGCATTTTCAAGTATTGTTGCAGATGCAGAGTTCCCTGTAATATCATCACTTGCAGTAATAAATCCAGCACCATTTGTCAGTTGATTGGTGTTAGTAAATGATGTTGTAATAAATCCAGCACCATTTGTCAGTTGATTATTGTTGGTAGGTATTGTGGGTCTACCCGATAAACTACTATAAGCACCATCAAAAGTTGTATATCCAGCACCATTAGTTAACTGATTATTGTTGGTAGGTATGGTTGGAGTATTAGTAAAATTGTCATAATCTAAGTAATATGATGCAGCTTGACTGTTTAATTTAATTGCATTACTTGAACTTATCTGTACTGCATTTCCCATATAACCATGAGATGAACACTGATAGTGAAGAACAGTTGGTGTAGAATCTGTAACTTCTAAATCTACATAACCTGATCCTACAGTAACACCTGTTGTGTACGCAGTAGCCTTTGCAGCATCAAGATAAAATCGGAATGGATGTCCACTATTTGAACTGTCTGATACATCAAAACGATATGTTCTACCAGGCGTAAGTGTTAAAAATGGTGATTGAACATTATCTAAAATATAAGCACTTCCACTTCCTGTTCCATAATATCTGTGTTCTCCATCTACCTTACTTGCAACTTTGACTGTAATAGTTTTTGTTGATGCATATGGAGCGATCAGATGACTAAATCCTGAGAACTGTGCAGCAGTTATGATTCCAACTGTATCAACACTTCCATTTGTTCCAATTCCAGCACCACCACCACTGGCATCAGCACCAACAAACTTACCGCTTGATGATTCATATTTTAAAAACTTACCATCAACTTTAGCAGTATCCTCATCAACATCATCAAGTTTTAAAAGATTAACCTCACCAGATCCTGGCCCATGTGCAAGGACTTTATATAAAATATCTCTTACTTGTTTGATTTCACCCTTAAGATTTTCAATACTTGTTTCATCTGAGTTTTCAATCTCTTCTTTAATATTTGTTTCTTCAATAAACTTAATTGCTTGTGCAACAGTATCACTTACCTCTGGTGTCTTGATTGGTTCTGGTTTGATAATATCTACTGCATCTATTTCGGTAAATTTAATGTCATCACCATTATTCCAATCTTGAACAGTTATAGGATCTTCTTCTAATTTTGAAACATCAAAATCCTCAGGCACACCAACTGTAACAGCTGGTTCTGTAATATCTTTAACTTCTTTTGGTTTTTCAATCGTATCAATTAATGTATCTAATTGTTCTATTAATTTTTCTTCTTTCTTTTTTTGTTTCTTTTGATTTACTTTTGCTTCTTTAATTCCACTAACCACAGTCGAAGTTAAGACATCAAGATTGATGTCAGCTTCTTTAAGAAGATTATTAAACTCTTCTTTCTTTTCTTTTTTTGCCTTTCCTAGAAGACTAAAAAATTCTGTGAGTTCTTGAGATTTCATTTATTATCTTCATCTTTTTGATTCTTAATTAATTTTGATAATTCTGCTGTTGATCCTACAAATAATGCGTTGGTAACATTGGTAGGGCCTTTGTTTGGATCTTGTTCTAGATCCTTCATCTTCTGTTGCAAGTCAATGAGTTTGTCTGTTGTATCTGCAACTGCTTTGATTGTTGTTGCAGCAACTTCATAAGCTCTTGCAGAATCGGATTCTTGTGCTAATTCTAATATACCATTTACTGCTTCCTGTCCCTTTTCAACCAGAGAGTATAACTGAGCACGACTATATTCATAATCTTTCTCAGAATCATTTCCCTCTACTTTTGAAAGTTGATTCTTTCGAGTCTCTTTCCTCGGAGTTTCAACAACTTCCGTATCTACGTTAAGTGCTTCCTCGATAGAATCAAAATTTTTCATAACTCTCCTAGATGTCTATACCTTGAGATGGACTAAAATCCTTACCGTCACTAAAGAATGATGACATTTCATCAAATCCAAAGTCGTCACCAAATTCAATCGCCGCATCATCTACTACACTTAGAACACCAATACTTGTATTATGTTCATGTTTCGCAGCGATGGTATTATCGTATGCACGATACACAGTTACATTCTGACCACTGATACTTCTGATAAACATAATCTCAGTATCAATGATAATTCTTTGATTTGCAGCAAGATCGGTTGTACTACTAACTTTGAATGTTGTAACTTTCTCAGAGAACGCACCATCAACAACTGTCGCTTGATCATCATCATAATTTTTCTTAGCAGTTGGTGTTGCACTGTATCTTTGAACTCTTTTTGCAGTTTTAATATTTGTATTACCATAGTAATCAACATCAACTTTTTTGATAAGACCTTCTGGATTATCTGCAACAGGGCCGAATAGATATGTCTTTGCAGTAAATCCTAACGTATAAACAATTGTTCTACGAGTTTCAAAACTACCCTCATACTGATCACTATAGTTTATACTTTCTAAAACAATAGGTACATCTTTTTTCTCACCAATTGAACTAATTAAATTAATTGTGATATTAAAAGATGGTTGAAAATAAGGAAGAATCTGTTCTAATATTTGCAATCCGTCATCACTCAATTTAGCCAAGATACTTAATTCAAATGAAACATTGTATGGAATTGGCATATAAACTTTCTTTGCAGTTGTACCACCTTTTGCAAGAAAAGTCTGTGCAATTCCAGTCTTACGAGTTGGATCATATTGTAATCCTTGCATCTCAAAAGATAGTCTTGGAAGAGTTATTGCAATCTCTCTTTCTAATTCTGGTTGTTGTTGAATTCTTGCCAGAAATTTCTGCATTGGGCCATAAGCCAATGGAACTTTCATGGTGCTGACATTCGTTCCACTCGCATCGGTGTGTCGTATATTAATATTATTAAAGAGAGTACCGAAACCGATAACCGTCTTTCTTAATATCTCATGATAGAAATAAGTACCTAACATATCAAAGCTTTCTAACTATTTAGAATGTTCCGAATGGATTGCCTTCAGAGAAGTCCAAAATTTGATCTGCCTCTAATTCAAAGTCTGCATTATCGTTATATTGATTTGCACTATACTGTGAATTTGGATAATCATTTGGACTATCATAATCTACAGATTCTATTACATATTCCGCACCAGATTCGAGACCTCTAATCTTTTCACCAACTTGGAATTGCATTGCAGTCAACATACCAATATCTAAAGTTCTAGATCCAGAATCCCATACCTTGACTCTTGCGGTTTCAGCAGAACTTGAAGATACTTGAACTATCTCATTAAAGATATAATTACCATCTGCGATTGTCGTTGCAGCACCAATTGTAATTGTAGGTGCAGAAGTATATCCACTACCAGCATTGCTAATTCTAACTGCACTAATTGTTCCACCAACCATCACAACTTCACCAGTTGCATTAGTTCCTCCTTCTGGTGCAGTTCCAATCGCAACTGTTGGAGTTGTTGTATAACCTGATCCACCAGAGGTAATTGTAACGATACCTACAGAACCTAGAGTAGTGATGCCAGCAGTCGCTATACCAGTGCCTGGCACGGTTATAGTAGGTATTCCTACATAATCACTGCCTGGGTTGATTAAAAGAATTCTATCGATAGATTTACCAGTTGTAATACCAGTTCTTTCTGTCATGATTGCAACAGCAGTTGCATCTGTACCAACTGATGTTGTGATTCCAATTGTGGGAGCAGCAGCATATCCATAACCATCATTCTGTAAAAATATTTGTTGAATACCACCAAATACCACAGTTGTATTTGCAGTCGCAGTGTTACCAACACCAGATAAAACTAATCTTGCAGAATAACCTTCTGTTTGGACAACTGAATCAATAGTATTGACATTTGTATCAATAACCTCATCTTCATATTCAAAGACTTCACATGTAAGTTGATATGTATAAGTTTTTCTTAGTTGATAATTTGGTATTTCAAATTCAACATATTTTATCTCAAATAATTTTTTTCCTAATGGAGAGAATATTAAATCACCTTCTCTTGGACGATTTGATATCTCATAGTCACCTTCCTGTTGTTCTAAAAAAGGTGCAACTGCTTCCTCAAATCTCTCTCTAGAGATTACAAAAGTAGCTTCAGTAGTAACTCTAACACCAAATTTTGATAGTATATCCCCCTGACCAGCATATCCATCAACATTCATTAGATAAGCTTCAAGAGGAAATGCCTGATCAAATTTAGATTCAGTAACCTCTCTCATAATTGTTGATGATGTCATCAACTTACGAGGAATATAATGACACTCAAGACCATACATCCTTAATTGTTCATTAATTAAGTCCTGTACTAAACCTTGTTCTCCTTGAGAACCCTGTAGAAAAAATGGATTTAACATTATCCAATCATATCCAATGGAGGCATCTCATAATCACTTGCCATTTTAGATCTTATCTCTTCTAATTCAGCAACACCGTCATCATATATTTGACGACCATTAAGTTGAATACCGCCAGGCAATTGAACTCCTTGAAATTTAATTAAATTTTGACCCCATTGTTTTTTACACAATGCAGTAAAATATCTTTTTAAAAATGGATCATTATAAACTCTTGTAAAATCATTTGGATCTAAGATCCTAAAACAATCAATCACAAAGAAATCACCTACTGATAAAGTAGCGAAATCAGCATCAATATAAAGACGATCTTGACGAATGTTAAATCTAAATCTCATGTCTGGATTTAGTAAGAAAGTAATATCTTCAAGATAAGTTTGAACCATTGAATATTGAAGAAGATCAATTGATCCAAACTGGTACAAATCATTTAAGAACAACTGATATTTTATATTAAATAAACCATCATAAACTGTATCTGATCTAATTTTAAATATTTGATTGACTCCAATAACAGATGGAGGCATTTGTAGATAATTTTGATTTTCTTCAAAATCAAAAGTTGTTGTTAAACCAACTGTAGATGTACCAGTTGTTGTTGTAATTCCAGCACTTGAAGAATCTCCTCTTGCACGGCCTCTATCTATATCATCTTGTGTAATTTGATATTTCAAATACATCCTCATTATACCATCATAATGTCTCTCTTGATATATCTGAACAGAGTCATCTAACAGATCTGAGAATTGTTCTTCTGCAACGTTAATTTCCAAGACAGGAAATCCAAGCTGTCTCTTTGCGTAATCTATTAAACCATCTCTAGAACTTGGTTGAGCCATTCTTCACCTCTAAGTTGAAATTCCTGTTCTGACAAGTACATTACCTTCAATAATTTTGAAGAATGTAGAACCAGAACTCACGTTAATATCATATAGATATCTACCCTCGGACAAACTTCTAGTCACAGTTGAACCCATAGAAAGAGTTACTCTTCCATTTGTGTCTCCAAGTGTCACACCAAAAGTATTTGCAGTTCCAATTGCAGACTTCTTCATATTACTTGTTCCTGTATAGTTGGAAAAATCTATACTTGAACCAGCAGAAGTTTTGATTACAAAAGTAGTGTTAAAATCTGCACCAGAAAATATGGTTAAGTTAACACCATATGGAACAGCGACATCTGGATCAAAAGTGATTACCTGTTGTTGTGCCATTTTTCTAATTATTTAGTTTTTGAACGAGAGTAGATAAAAGACCCTTAATATCTCCTAACTCACTCTTCACACTATCAAGATCTTCTTTCATTTGATCTAATTCATTATTTTTATTTTCCATTGCCTTCTTGCGATCAAGATAAGCTTTATATGCGTTTTTGTCTTTGTTAATTATAGCAGATGTATTTGCATCCCTATAAAGTCCATAAGACCCCTCTACTGGTATGTGATTTTCCATTATGCAAATGCAATTCCTCTAAGTTCTTTAATTTTTGGTGGTTTTGCTTGATTATTTCCAACCATCACAACTTTAATTTGGAATTTAGAGAATGCTGGTATTTCTCTTGAGTTGAAAGTATATTCTCTAAACTCATTTCCAATACTAGGTGGAACGAGTTGATCAGATTGCCCAGTATTATTTGCTGGATTAATCACTTTTTCAAATTGATCAACGTTTGAGAAGCCTGGGAATGGTTCAAAGTCACGGTCAAAAGAGTTTTCAGCAGATCCCTCTTCCATTGTTTTATAGAATGCTCTAATTTCAGAACCATCAGTTCTGTAAGCAGAGAACTCTACTAGAATAGAAGTTGCTGGATTAGATAATTTAACCATATTTGAAATATAGGTTGCAGTATTAGGATCTTCACCAGTAACTTTTGTTCTCTTCATAAAGTTATTGTTACTAAAATCACCCTCACTTAATCTATTTGAAGTAAGAACTGTTGAGATTCTATCACAATCAATTATTGGAGAAACGTTTTCATCATCTGATTGCATCACGACTTCAAATAACATAGATTTAGATGCAGGCATGATATCACTTAAATTAGCATCCGCATTAATCTTGGATGCAATAATTCGAGGTGAATCTAATTCATTTTGATCATTTAAAGTAATATCTTCAAATCCTTGATCTACAAATGACTCTTCTGAACCACCTATACTTGTGGCAGAAACTGTTCTAATTTTTGCAGAAACTGATGTGCCTGGAGGAGTTGAAGTTGCTAAATTAGGAGTTATAGTTTCATACTGCAAATTTCTTGTAACTCTTGTGACAGAACCACCATCACTCTTAGTTTGATTAAAGAATTTTGCTGGGAAACTACCACTACCACTACGATCTGCGCCTGGAGATTCGTTATTTAATCCTTTACTTGCACTCATATCAACTTTGATTGCATATTCATCCAATCCAATTGGGTGATTAGTTGTATTAACATCGTTAAAGTTATGGAATGCGTTAATTCTTCTCAAGTTTACACCATTAATTTCATATTTTTGAATTTGAGCACCAGAATTATATGAACTAATAGGAGTGCTTTGTCCGCTTCCTCCACCAGTCATAAACGAACGAGGCCCAATTCCTCTAGTGGTAATTCCTGTTATCTGTCCCTCTGCAACACCTGTGTAAGCCACAACTTCAAGATTATTGATCATTGCATATCCATAGTTAGTTGCACCAACAGCAACACCTTCAAATGTTGAGAAACTTGATGAATTGACAACTGATATATTTGATGTTGATGATTTAGCATAATCTGCGGTTAATGTAGTAATAGGAGTATCTGGTTGAATACCTTTAATTGAAACTCTATTACTTGCATTGTGCATACCATGAGCTCTATGATTAACTTTAAAGTGTAGTCCATCAGATACAGAATCTACATCAAATGATGAAACCGTAGCAGCACTTCCAACGGTATTACCGTCCAATGCAACCATATTTGTTCCATTAAAGTATGTAATTGTTCCAACACCAAGATTAAATGATCCTTGAACATTATCAACTAATAAAGCACTTGAAGTTGTAACCACACCAATTGCAATAATTTCTCCACTTCCATTTCCTTTACCGATTGTTCCAAGACCAATAGTATCTCCAACCACATAATTATTTCCACCATTAGTAAATGTAACCGCTCCAACAACACCGTTATTGATAGTTACATCAGCGATTGCACCACTTCCAGATCCAGTTAAAGTAACCGTTGGCACACTAGAGTATGTTTTGACAGCTGCGGCTGGAGTATATCCAACGCCAGGATTAACAATTGTAATATCATTAGATCCATTGATTGTTGCAATACCAGCAACTCCAAGTAAATTTGCAGATGCACCTTCATTTGCAGCCTGTTTGATAGTTACGCCAGGAATTAATCCAGTTGCAAAATCACTTTGAGAGGTTACTGGTAAAGTTGTTCCAATTCCAATAGTTGCTTTTCTTGATAAAAATTCAATTGAATTTTCAGGCAAATTCTTAATTGTATCATTACCAACTGATATTTCTGGGTTAAAGAAACGAGCAGTGCCTGGAACTCCAACGTTGAACTTTGCCTTACGAAGTCTAAACTTCATATCTTCTAGTTGACTTGGATCCCAAGTTGTACCATTTTGTGATTTAAACAAACTACCCAAGTATGGTTGTTGACTAATTAAAACCTGTTCACTGTCTGGTAAATTAGCAGTTGAGATATCAACTTCTCCCATTCTTGAAATCCAAGCAGTGTAATTTTCTGATGGTGTAACAAGAACGATTGCATATTCTTGTTCTCCTTCAACATAAACAGGTGAATCAAATGTGAATGTAGTCGATACAGTTCCATCTTCAGATGTATTAACTTCATCTGGATCTTTTGAGACAACACTATATGGTAAAATCTTAGATGTTGGTAAACCAGTTTGAACTGTTCTGATTTGTATAGTAACTGGAATTGTATCATCTTTGTCTCTAAAGAAGACATCTACAGATGTTAAGAAAACACCAGATGTATCATCAACTCGGAAAGTTTGTGCAAGAGGATCATAATACTGAATACCTGTCAACTCTGATTCAGCTGGGCCAACTTTTTTAGATATTGTCTCATTTAAAACTCTCTGATCTTGAACAGTAAGTTTCTTAATTTGAGGAACTTTTGTGCTTAAAACAGTTTCTTGAACTGTATTCAATGTTCCTTGTGCATAGAAGTTTGATTCTGCATGACTCTTAACAACACCTTGAACTTGAGAGTTTGTTGAACTAGTTGTTAATCTAAATGTTTTTGTACCAGATTCAAATTTAGGAACACTTGCAAACTTAGGATCAGGAATACTCATAACAATCTTAAGATGTCCAAGAGCATCAGAGACAAATTTAATATCTTTAACTGTTGCTTCTGCACCACTAGTTTGTCCGCTCAATTTCATGCCTTTTTTAATTTTACCAAGAAATTGATCATCAACCATGTTAACTAAACTAAACGTGTCTACGTTTAATAGAGTAGAAGATGATGCATAAACGGTAGAAATACCAACACCAAATTCATAGGGATTTGTCGCATAAGATTTTGATGGAACATTATAAGGCCCCTCTTTATGATTTGGTGCAGCTAATCTGAATACAATTTCATCTTTGGCACCACTTTTAAACATAGGAGCAAATGTTTGTCCTGTTTCTGGATCTACTGTACCAAAGTTTAATGAACCCTCAACTGTTTCACCAACTTGGAACACACCATCATTCATTTCAATTTCGATTAATTTTGGAGAACAGAAGAAATTCATTGACTGTCCATCAAAGAATGGATAGAATCGAGTTCTTGGTTTTAATCCACTCGCAGTAATTTCTATTTGTCTCTTTCTCATGAAAGGTATTTTATCAGCACTAACTATCTTTTCACCTATAACTTCATTTGAAGTTGTTGATGTAATTTGATATTGAGTTCCTTCTTTTGATTGATTAGTTGTAATCTCAATGTCTTCGTATTTTTGTTTAGTTGTTAATGTTGCATCTGTAATTACACCAGCGCCTTTTGGAATCCATTTTCCATTTAATTCAATAACTTTACCATAGTTGGCGATATGTTGTAAATTTAATTTAGCGCCAGCAATTTGCAAGGAATCTGGATGAACTTTATCAAACTTCTGTGTTGCAATTGTCTCACTCCAACCACCAGTTACAACTTCACCAACCCAATCAGTCTGCCAAGCGCCCCAATCCACTTCACTGAATCCAGTATCTGCATCAATACCATGTTTCAAAAGAGCTAAATCATATTCACTTGTATCGTATATAATAGCAGCATCAATTTTTTTGGTATCCATCCAAGTATCAGAATCTGGAAATAGTGTCATATCTCCATCATAATATGCAATCAAGAATGGGTTAACATTTTCAATTCGTGATGAATAAACTTGTTCTAACATCACAACCTCTTCATAATCAAGAGTTATTGCATTTTTAGTTTTTCTATTATTTGTTCCAGAAATATCATTAACAAATTGTAAATCTACAGAAGCGTCTTGTGCAACACCTTCTAATCCAAATTTAGATTTAGATGCAGGCACTAAATCAATACAGGTTGTAAAATGACCAGCCCTTAAATATCCATTTTTAGCATCTGTACTTGCACTAAAATCTGGATGTCCGATTTGATGGTTTGAATGTTTTTTAAAGTTATCAACAAAGAATCCACATTTAAATCGATTTAAACCATTTGCATCGGTAACATTTAAAGTACTAGTTTCAAGTTCAAGTAAAGATAATCGAGTATAATACTCAACATTTTCTAATCTCTTTTCAAGTCTTCCTATGTCAGCCATAGTAAAACGTTTATGTTTTGTTCTTATAACTTGTGATTGTGATACGTTACTTAGATATGGTGCATATACAAATTTTGCAACTTCCATTGCATCTCCAACCGCTTGTGGTTCCTGTGGATTTTCTGATGGAACTCCTTGAAGATATACAAAATCACCATTTTTATCAATGAATAATCTGTCTTTACGAGCAAGATAATAATTATAATTAACAACTAAGTTTTCTTCAGAAACTAATGGATTTAATGAACCATCACCTGTAGTTGTAAATTGTCTAGAACTATGAGTGAATGGAGAAGATGAATTTGTTACTTTATTAAAGTTTACAACTCTAGGTCTTAAATCAATTAGATCTGTTGTAAGTTGTCTATAACTTGGATCAACTGGAATAAGTGGTCTAGTACCAGCTGGATAACTGGATGCATTATAAAAATCTCCAGTATCAGATGGTTCGACAAAGAAGTTTTTAAATACTATTTTTAATTGTTTCTCAGGAGCTGAGAATGTTTTATCTCTCTCAATAAATGAGTAATCATAAAAAGTTGGTTTTTGTCCAGTGTTTAATTTATAGTAATTTGTAATATCTCGATCACCAGCTGCGATTGCAGAAACAACAGCAGTAATACCAGATTTTTCAGCTCTTACAGTTTCACCTATTTCAAAACTATTTTCATTTAGATTTACAACTCCTACACCATCGGTTCCAGATTTTTCAATTACTGAAACAATTGTATTACTAATCAAACCTGTTAGTTTTTCACCAACTATTAAATCTGCATTAGTTGAACTTGGGCCTGAAAATCCACTTAAAGTTAATGATGGTAAATCTGGTTCTGATGTATCATTTGATTCAAAAACTCCTAATAATTGAGCAACATCTGGTACATTTAAAGATATTTTCTCATCTTGAACTCTAGTTCCATATGCATTATGATGAGTTAAACCATCACCTATAGTTGCTGAACCAATTCCAGAAGATGTTAATGTAGAACGATCTACAATTAAAACATTCGCTTCGTTTAATTTCTTTTGTTTATTAACAACTTTTGATTTTAAAACGGTTGCAAAAAGATTTGCTTTTACATTGTTTTGACTTAACGCAACAAAAGTAACTGTTTTCTTATCAGTTGATATTTCTACTTGATCAGCAGTTAATGGTTCTACAACTCCATTTTCATATGATATAAAGTATCTTTCCTCATCAAAAGGTTGGAAGAATAAATTCTTACCAGCAGTTGGCGATGTGAATGAATTATCTTCAACACTAATATCTGAATATTGTTTTCTTATTTGAATTGTAGTATTAGTTACATCTATGCTCTCAACGTAAGTATTATTCAGAGGAGTTAATAGACTGTTTTGACCTAGAGTAAATGAAGGTTTTCTAATTTGTAAATCATTAACAGCTATTATACTATCTGTTCCGATTCCACCGTTACAAACACCAGTCACAGTTGGTATTCCAACGATGTTTATTTCACTTCCCTCTACATTGACTCCAGTAATACGATTGAATCTAGGAACAGTTTCGCCAGGAATAGTGTAACTTACAATGTTGTTTGTAGTTATAATTCCAGCAAAGTTCTTTCCAGCCGCTGTAATTGTTCCAGTTGTTGATGTTGCATTTCCTGATACATAATTTAATTGAAAATTACCAGAAACAATATTTGTTAGTTTTTCCCCTTTATCAAGAACTACATCAGCAGAAAAAGTTGAAACACCAACTGCACTTTCGATAGAAGCTACATCATCAAATCCAAAAGTGTCAACTTTTGTAATAGTTCTTCCGTTTGAGATTCCGTTAATTAATATAGATTCATTCTTTATAAACTTACCACTTACATCAACCAAACTAAAATCAGTTGCATTTGTTATAGCTGCTCTCACATATCCTGTTGCACCACTTCTTGCACCTTGAATACGATCAGATGATAATAAAGAAGTGATTGCAGTTCCTACCTTAATATCAGTGAATGTTCTGACATCAAATAAACGAACTTCATATTGTGTGGTGTTATTTAAGTAACTACTAGATTGTGCTTTAAAATCATATAATCTTGCAAGACCAATTTCAGATCCACTATTACCTTTTCTTCTACTGATTAAAGAAACAGTTGCAGTTGTTCCAATTCCTAAACTTGGTGATCCAGCAATATTATTAACAAAAAGAGGACTACCTGTTGAATATGTAACAGCTTCTTCTACTACCTCTCTTGTAGCTCTTGGTTTTGGTACATCAATAAAAGATGGTGAAATTTTTTCTAATCTATATCCTTTTACATATGCAGCTCCTGGCGATACCTTAACTGTCATCAAATCTTCAGAAGGTGTATTTCCTTGTGCAGTTAATTGTTCTGAGGTATAAATTCCATCACTTCCAATTCCATCATCCAAAGTTTCTCTTACATGAACAGCAAATGGAATTACATAGTAATTACCTGACTCATCGAAAGTTCTTCTAGCTAAAGTGTCATTAATTAAATTATATTGAGTTTCTTGAACAAAAGTTTGTAAATTTCCCTGTTCGATTCTTGCTATCTCTATGAAATTTTGATCATTAAAATCACCTAAATCTTTTTTTGCTAAAGTGATAGACATTTGAAATCTATCAGCGCCTGGAGCAGCAAAGTTTGTATATCCAGATGCATTATCATTCAAAGATGGATCTTCATCTGCTGTTACAAAATTTTCATCAACATTAAATCCTACACGATATGAAGGAGTATCACCATATTGACTTAGAATAAGTGTTTCACTCTGGACTTGTGCAAAAGTTCCACGAAGAAAATAAACACCCTCCCCTACAGAAAAAGCAGATCCAGTAGCTGAAGAACCATCAATTAATGTATTTGCAAATGGTTCGTTCGCTGCAATCACAGTTGCACCGTAAACAATATCAGTTCCAGTTAATAAACTTTCACCATCTTGAAATATTGATGATTCAAAGTCTGATCCAGACTGTTCGTATTTAATGTATAAAGTTAAATTACCCCTATCAGAATCTTCCGCTAATAAACATTTTCTAACAGTTGCAGTTACACCAGATCTAGATCCAGTAATTCTAACCCCAACAAGTTGATTAGCATATAATGCTACAGGAACACCTAAAAAATTACTCTCTATCTGAACACATGTATAATTATTATCATAAGTAACGTTGCCTGGAATTACCTTAGATCCCTCTTTGAAAAAGTGAGTACCAAATTGTTCAATCTGATTCTGTAGAATAGATTGTAATCCAGTTAGTTCTCGTGCCTGAACAGGAGAGCCTGGTTTAAAAAGAACCTTATAAAAGTTTTTATTTTTATCAAAATCGTCAAAATATGGATTGACGTTAAGATTAGTTTCCTGTGGCATGATTGTTTAAAATTCCAATACGATCTTGATGTCTTCTTTCTGTTGAGTACTACGAGTCACAGCAGCTCTGTTATCAACGTAAATGATATCGCCGCTATATTTTTTAACTTCTGGGTTGGCAACACCCTTCACAAAACTCATTCCTAAATTATAAGTCCTACTATTTATTGAGGTAGAAAGGCCAGGTTCGTCAGAAGTTCCAAAATTAGTATCTATATTTAGATTACTTGTTCCACCAAATACTGTTGTTCCAGCACCTGTGGCAGGATCTGCATTAAATCTAAACAATTCATATCCATATGAAGGTGCAGTTCCATCAGTTGATATTGCAAGTCTACGATCTTGCCAATATTTAAGAACTCCAGTTGTAGCATCCCAATTAATCACACGACCAACAGCAGTTGATCCAATACCAATTTCTTGAGTTACCTCAGAGTCAGCGGTAAATGTAGTAGTTGTTGATCCAGCACCTGTCAATTTTAACGCATAAACAGCACTCGCTTTTTGAAGTGTAAGTTTATCATCTGATCCAAATGCGAGAGGATCTCTACAAAGACCAACACGAGAGAATTGGTTTCCTGTAATAAAGTCTGGGTTTGATGTATCATTTTCTAATCGTGAATATATAAGAACACGATTTGCACCTAACTCTCTATATACATCTGATCCATGCCCACCTTGAGGTGGAATGATTACATTAAATGCAGCATCTGTTGATCCAGATGGGTTTGCAAGTCCAACAGCATTTAAATCAACACTACCAAATGTGTAGTTAGATCCTCCATTAGTTATCTCAACAGAATCCATTTTACCAGCAGCGTTTACCACAACGGAACATCTACCACCACTTCCATCACCTTTGATTGGAACGTTATTATATGTTGCAGCAGTTCCGTATCCAACACCACGACTTGTAATTGAAACTATTTTTAATTGACCACCAGTTGCAGCATTATTTCTCACCGCAGCAACATCATTATTAGTAGACCAGTTTTGAGGTAGAGGTATGAAACTTGTTGAATCAAATTTAATAATACTATTTGGATCAACTGTAAAAAGATATTTCCAGATATATCCATCTCCAGAAGCACCAGCAGATCTTGGTTCTAAATCTGTGAATAAAGGTTCATCGAGAGAAGGTCTTCCAGATGTGTTTTCTGGATTAGTTCCGTTCTGCAAACAAATATAAACTCTAAAGTTCTGGTTCATTACATAGTAATTTGTGTCATACAAATTAGTAGAACTAGTTTGTGGAGACAAATTAGATCGAGAATAATCGTCTCGATACATTTCATATGTTGTACCAGATGTCCAAGATATCTTTCTTACTACTCTTGCAATATCATCTGAATTTAACTTTTTAAGAGCGATCATTGTATCCCAATAATCATTCTCTTCACTCAAAGAATCTTTTGGTGCTGGTGGATTTTCACTCCAATCTGATTGAAAATCTGATGGGTTTGGAAGACCAATCCACGCATAATAACTGTTCGTAGTTGAAGCTATCCCCGCTACAAAATTCTCAGAGTTTAATATACGCAGTTGATCAGTTATAATTGCTGACATTTTTATCGAAGACTTTTTGTTTTTATTTATATTAAGTAAAGGACTCTTTTAAATCCCTTGTTCTGATAATCACAGGGCCTGTTTTAATTCCTGTAATACCATCATCGGTAATTGCTGTAAATGCACCAGTTCCCTCCTTAATGAAGTCATGTAAACGACCCCAAGAGAACTTACCATAGTAAAGAGGATTTATTACTGTGGTTACACCAACAGGAACAGTTAAACCTTCAATAGAACTTACACTTACTGTGACTCTTCTTAAAGTAGTGGCACCTATTCCAAGAACAGGCCCTTGTATAGTTTTAGCACTATGTACTTTGTATATATTATCTATAAAGGAAGTTCCTACTCCAACAGGTGAAGTTCCAATGGCATTTTCATAAGAAGTTAAACCACTTCCAATATTCGTTTCAGATGCAGTAAAGTAGTGTCCTGATCCAATACCACTTACAGTTATCGCAGTTCCAACAACTGATGTATCACGAAGAACAGAATCTTTTGGAATAAAGAGATCTAATTGCAAGGCTGTTCCAACTCCAGCAACCGATGTTGTTGCGATTCCAACTATGTGTCCAAAATCACCATCATATTTAATACTGGTTAATGTATCTTGAGTCACAGATTCTGGTTCAATCATAACCAAAGGTGGATTGGTATTAGTATATCCAGCACCAGCGTTTCTAACTGTAATTGAGTTTACAGTTCCAAGACCAGATATGGTTGCAGTTGCAGTTGCATTTCCAATTGTGCCTGCAACTCCAACATGAACTGTTCCAATTCCAGCAGTTACACCAATCGAAACATGTGGAGGACGAGTGAATCCTGATCCACCATTAGAAATATCAATTCTTGATATTGATCCTGTTCCGTCAACAAGTGCTGTTGCAGCAACACCTGTCTTAGTTGTACGGTCAAGAATCAATACACTTTGTTTAACCTCAGCTATATCATCAACTTGATTAAACAATGGAACTGAAGTATCTACAAACATTTCACTTGAACCAGCAGACACACTCTTAATAATATAAGCAGTTGGACGAATGCCAGGTTCCAATTCAACTCTATCTTTACCAATTCCAATATTATTTACGACAACATCTGATATTTGTTTTTTCCAAGTTACTGGTCTTTCAAGTGTTCTAACTGTGGTGATTCCAGCATCAATATATGTATTAGTAGTTACTGCATCAGAAGTTGTAATACCTGTGATTGTTCGAGGATCTTGTTGGAATACATCATCTAAACCAATATCAGGATATTTGTTAATTGTTAACTTGTCACCAGTTTTAACTGTTTCTAAGATATCAACTTCAATTACATCATGTTCAGATCCACGATAATAATAAATTCTTACTTTATCATCAGATTTTGGTGCTTCAGAGAATGTAACTTGTGATCCACCATTAAACACATAACTTTCAAAAGGAACTTGGAGAATATCATTTAAGAATATTAAACAGTTATCTTCTACACGAATTGGAGAACCTTTTGCAGCTCTTAATGTGATTAATGTTTCTGCAGCACCAATTGTTTTAGTTAAGTTGAATGATCTTCTATTTCCATCAAATAAATCTTCAAAACTATTTAATTTTTCCAATTCACCAAATGTGAATCCAGCAAAACTATCATTAAAGGTGTCAAGAACTGTTAATTCAAAATCTTTAACCACTTTGTTGGCATCTGTTAAAATACCAGCTTGTCCACCTTCTTCTATCTTAAGAACATCATCAATTTTATAATTATATCCAAAGTTTGTAATTTGGAAACTGATTATACTTGATGCAGAACCAACACGAACTGATACGGATGCACCAATACCTGTAGCACTACCAACTAACTTCATATTTTCATAGTTAATTGGTTTGTCAAATTCAAGATCTGGAGGAGTTGCAGAACTAAATCCAGATCCACCACCGTTTGTGATAGTTACGGATGTTACCAATCCAGCACTCACGTTTGCCTTTCCAACTGTAACAATACCAGAACTTGTAACAGCCTTGACTAAAATATTTGTCTGAAGTCCAACACGATAACCAGATCCACTGTTTCCAATAGATACTGATTCAACAGTTCCAGCAGCAGATACGATTGCAGTTCCACCAGCAGACACTAAAGATTGATAACCAAAGTTTGTGGTTTCACCAACTGAAACTATGATACCACCTCTAGGTACTGATGACACGTTCACATCATAATTATTTGTGACACCAACACCTGTGAAACTTACAGATGTAATACCAGTAGTTTCAACAATATTATAATCATCATTTGGATTTTGGAATATCTCATTCAAAAGAATTACACCTGTATTTGTCGCAAATCCAGTTACATTTGAACCACCAGACTTTAGAATAAAGTTAGTTGCAATTCCTGTGAATTGATCCTCAACAGTATCAAATACAAAGTTGTTAGTATAAGTCTCTTGGGTTCCGCCAGGAATACCAGTATGTGTAAACACACGACCAACAAATGTGGATGTAGTTGTTAAACCGGCTGGGCCTTTTGAACCTTTGGGTGCATCTGTAAAGTTAATCGTATCTTTAACAATCTGATAATTACCTAAGAACTTAGTAACGGTATCATTAGCACTATGAGCTACAATCGCAGAATTAAGTTGTCCTCTTCTTACAAGAATTTGATTGGTAGATCCAATACCAACAGTATCGATCTTCATAAACTCATCATTAACTTTAATTACATCACCTGAGAAGAATGATGATATACCTGTGAGTGTAATGAAATCTGTCTCTGATACAACGTCAAATGATAATTTGACATTTATAGGAGATTGAATTACTGGACTTTGAATGTTGTTGTCAAGAGTAACTAAAACTTTAGAATTAAGATTAGTTGAAGTAAACGCTTGAGTTGTTCCAACACCTACTGCTGTAAGATCAAGAACTTTTGGAACAGTTTGAAGTGCCTCTGCTGCCGTTCTTGCAACTTTAAATTTATTCTCTGCAATCTTAACTGCAAATACTGTAGGTGGCATCTTGGAAGTAACACCGATTCCACTGATGGCAGTTGCTGCGATTCCAATACTCATGGTTGTTCCAGAACCAATTGGGTCATATGATAACTCCTCACCAGTCTGGAAGAAATGATTGTTAACTATAAATGTATTATTTGTAACATCAACTACTGCTGCATCTTCTGAATCAAATGTTTTATTGAATATTGAGTCACCTGTATGTTTCATATTGAATGAGAACTTAATATCATTCTCAGTTCCAGTGTATGAACCCTCAACAGATTTTAATCTAGAATCAGTAAATGTAACAAAACCGATACCACCTGTTCCAGTTTCATTAAAGTTATACTGGAAAACCTTTGCTGTAATTGCTGTGTTTGCTGGGGGAGTTAAACGAAGTTCAATATCACCATCACTTGCAGATGAATATCCAACACCAACAGTTCCAATACCAGATGTACTAGTAGGATTGTCGGAGAAGTTATCCATGTAACCAAACTCCGTAAAGTAAGGAGTAATACTATCATGAATTGCAGTTACTTGAGTGACAGCATAACGATCATTAGTAGTATCATGTAATTCAATTAATGCATCAAAAGCAGAATATGTGTTAGAGTTTATTCCACTAATTCTTGTTGGTTGTGGTGTTCCAGTTGAAGCAATATTTGTTGTTGTAGTTAATACTTCAGTAGTTGATACGAGAGTACTTCCAATACCTGTTGCAGTTCCTCCAATAGCCACTTGATGAACTCTCATTGTTACACCAACACCAGTTACAGGTGTAAAGTAAACACTTGTGATACCTGATCTTACATCTGCGCCAAACGTTCCTAAACCTACACTTGGAGAATCAGTGATAGAAAGATTGTCATTTGTCATCTGTGCATAATCTAAAAGATATACTTCTTCACTATCATTTAAAACAACCAACTCATTTAATTGAGTTCTTTGATCTCCACCCAACTCTTGTGTTTGTACAAGTAATTTACTGGTTGTGATTGCAGTAGATCCAAATCCAACAACCTGTACAGGAGATGGATCTGTAGATCCAATACCAGCTGAAGTAGAAATAATATCATATCCTGTTCCAAGTGATAGAGTACTAATACCTGTTTGTGTATTCTTAAATGTTTCTATAGCAAATAATCTTAACGCATAGTTATTAAATTTAGATTTTGCTGGTAAAAATCTTAAATTTCCTATGACTCCTGATACGCTGAAGTCAAAATCACCAAGATCAATTGCTGTTTCTACACGACCAAACTTCATCATGTAACCAGTAGAACCATCATGAAGTAGATTGACCTGAATTATTTCCTTCTCACCTGAAAATCTAGTATCAAAAAGCATTGCATAGAACTTAATTCCGTCAATATCATTGATATTAAAATCAAATACATCAGAAAATGCAGTTGCACGAGGTAGATCATTGAACTCTGAACTTACACTATCAATTGATATTGCTCTATTTGTTCTCGACTCAATGTAATCTGTAATAATTTTATTACTAAAATTAATTTCATCAGATGCAAATAATCCACCAATATTCTTAGAATTTTCTGTAACTAAATCAAAGTCATATGTATTATGAAGAGATTCATTTTCACTAACTAAATCAGCAACAACGACAGCTACATTTGAAGAAACTCCAACTCTAGCATTACTTCTATTTTTATCATCTGTTGATGCTACAGATACTATATTTACATCTGCAAAATTTTTAAATCCAACAACATGTCCAAGGCTATTAACAGGATCTTTCCAAGTTTCATATTGAACTGGACTACCTAAAGAATATGAGAAGTTTTGATAATATTCACTATCTTGTATTTTTTGAAGTTCTGTATTTAATTTACCAGTTTCTCTTCTAAAACCAGATCTTACTTCAGAATTTGAATCTATTTCATAAGTTGAATCGAATTTATTTGTTTGTTCAATGATCGCAATCGATTTAGATGATGATCCATTTATCAATTCATCAACACTGAAAGTATCATTTGAAAGAACCTTAAGATACTTGTTATTTTCATTCCATGCAACAACAGTTCCTTCTTTATCACCTGTGCTTACAGTTTCCCCTACACTAAATTGATTAGGTTTAATGTCTATATTAAATGATGCAATGTTTTCAAATGGTATCGCTTGTCCAGATGATGAAGGGCCACTAAAGATGCCTGGGCTTGTAACTGAAGAATCTAACTTATATGAGACAGTTGCATTTCCTCCGCCTGGATTTGTATTAACACCAGTAATTACAAATGGATCATAATTATAATCTGAAGAATTATATCCACTTCCTGTTGATCCAATTCCTATATTTTCTACATATAACTTATCACCTATCGTAAATGGATAAGTTGTTGAATCATATGTGCCTTCAAGAGTTAGTGCAACAACATTAGTTCCACTTGTAAATGATAAATTTTTAACTTTAATTCCATTATTGTTGTTAGTTGCAACTATTTTTGGATTGGTGTCATATAAAGAGTTTGTATTTCTAAGTATTCTTACCTCAGAAACTGATGTTCCTTGCAATTCTGATCTAGTAACAATTTCAGAATTGACTTGACCAGTAACTCTATCGATAACAATAATTCTTGGAGGTTCTAAGTAATTTTTACCACCAGAACTTATACCAATATTGGCAATAGTTGATAATCTATCTAATCTAAGAATTTGAGGTAATTGTACTGATGGTTGAATTGTTTTATCAGCAGAGTAATCAAAACCAATATTTTTAGTTGTATATCTTTTTAAGTTTCCAATATCTGTACTATTAAACCTTACAATTCCACCAACACCTTGAGTTGAAGCAATTGAAGTAACGACAGGTATTGAACGATAACCTCTACCCTTTGATACAAATTGAATTCTATTAATTGGCCCAGAAGCAGTTTTTGATGCGGTTTCATATTTTAAAATTACAGCTTCATTTTTTGTATATCCATCCTTTTCTGGTTGTTTAGGAATATTAAATGTAAATGTGGTACTTCCAATTCCAGTAATAGCATAAGTTCCATTATATTCACTTTCTCTTACACTTAAAGTTGAGAAATTATTTACGTCAGTATCTGTAATTGGATTTCTTTTACTATCAGCGTTAATATTTAAATTAACAGGTGTTAATCTATAGAATAACTCATCAGGAGTATTTTCTGTCAATGACAAATCAACTCGAGCGGTAGTTGTGACTCCAACAGTTCCAACACCAACAACTTGGAATCCACTATCTTCTTCATTGTTAAAATATGGATTTGTAAAATTAGGATCTCTGAAGAAATCTAAATCAAATATTTTTGTTTTCTTTCCAGAAACAACTTGTGTCAAAGAAGTATCCGATACTGCGAATCCAACTTTATATCCTTTGGTTACAGTAATAGGTGGGTTGACTAATGATATAGTATGACCAGAACCAGCAGATGTAATTGAAATTGTGCTTGGAACTAAAGTTTTAGATTTGAAATTAGTTTCACTTAACTTGAATGAGTTATCATCAATTCTAACTACAAAATATACATCATTATTGACTAATGGTGAGGCTGGGCTTGACGATTTGTATATAACTTTATCGCCAGTTTTAAATCCATGATTATTCAGAGTAATTACAGATGTATCTGTGTTAACATTAGATGCACCAAAACTTCTTGGATTTATAACAGTTCTCTTAGTTAAATCATCATATTGCACATTATATGAAGTTGATATGCCTGGTGTTAAAGATATTGATACAGAATCGTTTTGCAATAAATTATGATTTTCTTTACAAACAACTGTTCCTACAATTTTTTCAACAAAACCAGTAATCTCTTCTTTCTGTGGTGTAAAACTATGTTTTACTCCAGTTCCTTGACTACTAAAGAAAAGTTGATAAGCAGTAGATCCAATACCAGTTACTGATCCTGTTGATCCTATACCTAATGCATTAGTTGATATTCCTAAGAAGTTTTGTCCCAAATTAATTGCAAAAACGGGAGAGTTATTCGGAAGAACGAAAGTTCCTAGTCCGTTATAAACTCTTAGTGATGTTCCACCATTGTTAGAGTATAAAAGTTTTTCTCCTGTTTTGAATCCATGATCTTCTAAGAAAATTTGTTGAGTACGAACAAAAGTTGAAGTTATTCCACTTGGTCTCCCCGATCTTCTACCAGAAACACCGAATGTATATACAATTGTATTACCAACTCCAACTCCAGCTGTTGAACCAACTGAAACAGTTTCAACTGGATTAAAATAACGTGGAATATTAATGTTTGTTATGATATTAGTGTTTATTCCAACATTAAAACTAATTGATCTGTTTAAAGCAGTTACAGTTGCTCCAGCACTATGAGCTGTACCAAGAACTCCATCAAACTCTCGTTGAACTCTTACTTTTCCATTTACGTTATCAACATTCAAAACCAACATTCTTTCAGTTGATATACCTAAAATATCGTTTGAATTAATATTTCTAGGAGAAAAATCACCAGCTAAATCGATACTGGTCACAATTCCTGTAACACCTGTGGTTCCAACGCCAACGGTCAAATCAAATGTTGCAGTACTAAATCCAATACGATGTTGTCCATCAAGACTTCTAAGAGTATCTGTAGATAACCCAGATACATTAATAACATCACCAATTACTAAACCGTGAGGTTGAGATGAAAGTCCAATAACATTTCCAGTGCGATTATCATAACTAAAGACAATATTTTCAATTTTTACTATTGTGGATGCGATTGATACAATCTCTTTTCCATCAATAACTGATATTTTTGCAGAAAGACCGTTTCCAGAATCTAAGTTATTAATTAACAACTTTTCATTGACCTGATAACCAGATCCAGCGTTTAGTATTTCATATTGATTAATTTTGCCAGGCGAAGCATAATTAACTTCTATTTCCTGTAAAACTTTCTTTCTACTATCAAATATTCCCTCATATTCTGATCCAGCCGCATCAAGTTTGTATGGATTAGTATTTCTTGTCAAACTCAGAGTATTTAAATCAATATTTTGATTATTTGTTTCTACAAAGTTCCAATCATCTGGTTTTGCTGCATAATTGGCACCAATTAGATAGGGAAATACTGGTGATCTGAAGTTCTTAAATGTTCCACTAGTCTCATTCTCATTTGGGTTGATTGTGGAAAAATAAGCGTAAGTTCCTTTTGGATAATCTGGTGTAACACAATATCTTCCATTATTTTCATCTAAATCTCCATTTGCAAGATATTCATAATCTTCAATAAAGAATCCAAGTGGGAACGTATTAATTGGAGGCCCATTCTCTCTTGTTGTCTTAAGAGAATATCCAGATCTCATAATTCTTACAGTACCACCATCTTTACGATCATAACCATAAGGCCCGTAAATTGGATTTCCGTCATAAGCCCATCCTATGATTGGAGAATGATTAAGAGATACCTGTTCTGCGTTGTTTAGAATATTAAGATCATTTGATGTATAATCTATCGTTCCATCACTATTTTTTTGTTTTAATATTTTTCTTAATTCTCTAGGAACATAGAATGAAGTAAATTTAATTCCTTCATCATTATCACCTCTTGTTAAGAAACCATCATCTCCGTAGAAGATATCTTCATATCTTTTAACGTTATTAACTGCCCAAGATTTAATTTTTGGTAAGAATACAACACCAGAGCCAGGTATAACCTCTTGAACTCCAACTAAAGAAGTTGTATATCCAACACCACCATTTTTGATGGAAACTTCACTAACTCTTCCACCGCTAATCGATGAAACTACTTTTGCACCAACACCATCACCCAAAATAGTTAAATCTGGAGTGGATGTGTACTCATCACCAGAACGAGTTACAATTACAGATTGTATTTTTCCATTTGATACAATCGCCTTATATTCAGATGAAGAACCAGAAGAAACTCTAACGAGAGGTGGAATACTAAAGTTAAAGGTTGTTGGTGAACCATATCCAAGGCCAGGTCGTTCTACATTAATCGATGTTATTCTTCCTCTTACAATTGGATTTACAATCGCATGATAATTTTCTGGATGTGATGTATTAATACCAATTGTACCTTTTACATTAACTTTAATTGGTGGATAGTTAAATACATGTTCTCCAGAACCAATTGATGTTAATCCAACAAATTGTTTACTTAAATAATTTGCATTTGATAATGTAGTACCAATTCCAGCAGATGCTAATCTAAATTGACTATCATTTATTTTTAAAACATAATAATCTTGCTCAGTATCTAATCCCCCAATTGTAATTCCGATTCCTGTATGTGAATATTGAATAATTTCTCCATCTTCAAATCCATGATTTTCATATTCAATAAAATCTGAATATGTATTAATGCCAGTTGTAGGAACTAATCTTCTTTTATTTTCATAACCCTCGCCTGGATTATCAATAATAATATCACCCAAAATAAGTTTTTGATTGACACTTTGGAATCTCTGTGATCCATCAGCAAAACCTGTAATGTTGATAAGATTTGATTGCGTTAAAGCGTCATTCTTAGTATTAGCTAATTTAATTGTTGTTGCATTTGTTCTCGATACAAAATACACTGCTTCATCAACAAGTCTTTGATCTGGGTTATTTTGAATAAGAGTTGTAGTAATACCAGCACTTGCGATACCAATCGAACCAGTATTGAATGTTTTATAAATTACAGGTTCCCCATCTCTGAATTTATGGAAAGTTGAGAATCCAATCGTATCATTTGCGATGTTAATTGCATTACCTGTTGAAGACGCATCAAAATCAACGAAATGATCAATTTGTCTTAATCTTGGTCTTAGAATTGCATTCTTACCATTTCCTCCAGTAATTTCAATAACTGGTGGTTCTACATAGTCAAAACCAGAATCTTGAATATCAATTCTTTCAATTTGACCTTTTACAACAGCTGTTGCACTTACACCAGCACCAGCTAAACTCTCAACACTAACTTTTGGTGGATTAATAACATCATATCCAGATCCACCTTCCAAAACATCAATTGATTCAACGCCGCCAAAGAAAATAACATCACCAGATTTGTAATTTGTTATTTCTGTTCCATTTACCAATATTCCAGTTGTGCCTGGTATAGTTTCACGTTGACTACCATCAAATGTAGGATTTAATGAAACTCTTTTTAATAACTTTTGATGTTCTAATTTCTTATTTGCTAAATCTGGAACAGATATCTTAAAAGTTCCATCACCTGTAGCATCTACAAAGTTCTCATTAATTAAATCTGGTAATGAGTTTGCAAGACGTATATTATTAGAGTCGATACGACTTACATAATAATTTTTACCATTAATTAATTGACCAAGATATCCACTGGTTACATTAAATGTAACAACTTCTCCAGAATAGAACCCATGATCCGCTGCACCCTCTGTTACCTGTATCAACTGTATAACGTCGCCGCCAGTGGCGCCAGTCCACGTTACAGAACGGTCTGGTGCAACTATAGGTTCATTACCTAAACTTGGGATTGATGGTGAAGTAATGTAAGCACTCCCAGTTTTATCATCATAAACGTTTTGAACATCAACCGTATATTTGGTAATGTTATCATGAATAGGACTATTACCTCTTTTTACTTTTCTTCGTATAAATGCAATTGTAAACTCATTAATGCCAGGCAAATCACCCAATATAAATGTAGAACTACTAATTGTACTTAAAACTCTACCTAAACCAATCACATTTGAATTAGCGTCTAAAATTTCAACTGAATCCTCTTCTAGTAATTTGTGATCTGATTCTGTAACAATATTGAAACTACTTGATGATATTTTGGTAACTGTCTTTGGTGTTTGTTTTACAGTTGTATTATAAACCCAAGATCCAAAGTTAAAATCTTCAGAACTCTTATTAACACCAAATGTTCCAACACGAACTCTATCTCCCTTATTAAAATAGTAAGTTTCTTCTGGAATTGGAAAATCTTTAAGAACACCAGTGATTAAAACTTCAATTTTATTTGATCCACTTGCAAAAGAATATCCATATGCAACATTATTATATCTAACATCATCTCCAATACTTAAAGTGTCTACCATTGTAGACAAACCTACAAATTGATTAGTTGTTTTATTTGTATATGTTACAACTCCAGCAACACTTGCTGATGGTAATGATAAGGAACCACTTGTAGGGAATCCAACTGTAGTATCAACAGTAATTACAGTTGCGCCAATTGATACTGGATCAGTGATTCGAGTTCTGCCTGGAACTTTAAAATGTCCCTCAATTGAATCTTTTGATACACTTATTTGATAATAATGTTCTCCACCATATACAAAATCTTTAACATCAGATATCGCACCAGAAGCACCAAGGATATTTTTATCATTTTCGTCTAAATCTTGAAAAAGTGTAGATCCTTCTAAGTTTCTAGGATCTCCAGTGATTGATTTAACCACAAAATCCTGTGCAAAACCATAATCTGCATCAGATGGTTTGATTAAAAAATCAGATGGTCTAATAATATTGACTTCTTCACCATATAATGCTCGAAATAAAATTTTATATGACTCATCGGTTCCCTTTGTTTTATAAAAATCTTTAATTTGTCGAATAAACTTAACTTGATCTAAATCACTATCTAATTTTCTACTCTCAAACCCACTTGCAAAGGTTGTTTTAAGTTTACTGAAAAATTCACGAATAAAAAGATTTGATAAGTTATAAACTTTACTTCCACCAGTATGTGCAGCACCAATACTTGTATTGAATGATAATAGATCAGGCCTAGTTGGTTGATCCATATCATCAACACCACTAAACCCTCTTACACATCCTGTAAAGGAAGTAGATCCAATACCAGTGTATGTGATAATCTCATCATCTATTTTTAGTAATCCATACTTATTTGGATAACCTTTTGTAGTATCAACATAAATTATATCCGAATATGACTCAGTGTTTGTTGATAATCCTGTATATTCAGTAAGTGCAGCGCCAACATATGTTTGTAACTTAGTATATCTGTCAAGATTCTCTGCGATGTTTATAGATGCACCTTGATATTCTTGGGAGATATAATATTGTTTCATAAAATCCACAAAAAGTGGACTTTCTGACTGCACAAACTCAGGTAACTGATTTTCAATTACCTGATTTATTTCGACTCTTTGTATGGAGGTATCTATCATTAATATCCGCCAGAACCAGAACTATATGATCCACCACTACTAGTAGAAGTAGTGTTTGAACTTGATGATGTCATCGTGTTATTGTATGTGCCAGTTGACGAAGAACTAGTTGTTGACGTTGATGCAGCAGTTGATGGTAACACTGAATCAACAGTTGTAACTGCTGAATTTGAATTTCGAGTGTAGGTTGGTGTATAATAACTATGAACATGAACAAAACGAGATCCAGAAGTATTTTCACCAGAAGCTATTAAGTCTTGAACCATATTAATTGTTGTATTTGACATATCAAATTTTACATATAAGTCTCTTAAACCAACAATATCATTTGAATGAGGGATTGCTTGAATTTCAATCACATTATTTGCAATGACTGTAGAAAGTATGTTCACAGTATCTATAAGAACTTCTCCATGCATATAATCAACTGTCCCTGCATTTTTCTTAATTACAACTGGAGCTCCACCCTCCGTATATGTAAAGAAGAATATTCGACCTTTATCCTTATCAATAACTTCATCTGCAAGATAAACAGTTCCAACAACTCCTTGCATTGTAAAACCAGTCGAAACAACGTTATAAGATTTCTCTTGAACATGGAACATGTTACCAAAACATACTTCATATTGAGCAAACTTACCAATTTCTGATATTAAATTTCTTCTTATTAAGACTCTAGTGATATTTGATGTAATTGATGAGTCAACACTATCAATAAGACTCACCGCCTTACTATATTTAAATCTGCCACCAAATTTATTAATATCAATTGAACGAGAATATTGAGTTAATGCATTAGAAACACTTGTCTTTAAGTTTTCTGAGTCATCATTCAAATTAGGATTATAATACGCTGATGTTTGTAACTCAACATATAAGTACTTAAGATCGATAAACTCTGGCACAATTCCAGCAACTGCGTAACTTTTTAATTTTCTAATTAAATCTCTTTTTGTTTGATCTGAAAGAAAATCACCATTTCGAGGTTTAACTGAAATGAATACCTTTCCATAACGAGGTGGAGTCATTTCTTCACCACCATAAGCTGTCACAGACTCAACATTCGGGTAAATATAACCTAAAACTGATTCATAATCTGAAGATGTCACTGCACGGTACTGAGAAGAGTAAATTCGAGGTGCAAAATACTTAATTGACGTTATGGATTCAATCTCATCACCGTCTCTTGACTTTTCATCAGTCGAAACAAGTGATATAAGTCCAGAATTTATCGCACCACCGTCTTGATTTGTAATATTTCCTACAAAACTGAACTCAGAAGCACCATTTCCATCTTTTCCTTCAGTTACAATGTAAGAAACTGTAACAACGTTGTTATTTGATAACTTTTTACCAATTACATTGTCACCAAAAATCAATTCATACCTTTCATCTTCAATTTCTTGTAATAAGTAAGAAGATGAAGTTGATGTAATTCCAATAATGTTATCAATTTGTTTATATGTGACCGAAGATGTTGAAGATGAAGACGATTTAACCTTAACTTGAATGGTTGATGTATCAATAAACGAATTATCTAGAATATATCTCTGATTAAACAAGGAAGTATTAACAGTAAACTCTTGTGATACAAAATTACCTTCATAAATCTCAATATTATTAAATTCAGCAACTCCATTTACAACCGCAACTGTAATATTCTCTGGAATACAGAATATGTAATTTGTATTTGTACCAGAACCGTTACAAATGATACCAGAATTTAATGTAAGAGTTGAAGTCTCTGTTAGACCATCTACAATAAATGATACTCTTGCTCTTGCAGATCTACGAGATCTTGGAACGTAACCAATATTTCTTGCCAATGCAACAACATTCTCTCGAAGTGTAGCGGAATCGAGAAAACACTCATTTGCTGCCATATTGGTATTATAGGCAGTTGTGTATGTATTATATGCTAATGCGTCAATAATTATCGAAAGGTTAGACCCTTCAAAGTCATAATCAGTGAAATTTGTATTCGCCTTCAGATAATCTCTGATGGAGACTTTGATTTGATCAAAATCTAAATTAACGTATTGACCGAAAGCCATTATACTCTAGCTGGGAATAGGAGAACGTCTACTTCTTGTGTTGGAGAGGGAATACCAACGATATCGTATTGAACCGTACAATCCATTTCGTTTGTATCTGGTGCAACTGATACAGTTACCTCAATATTGTCAATTCTTGGTTCATAATTGAGTAAAGATGTTCTAATTTCATCTTGAATTCTAATCTCACTCAAATTTGTGTTCAAATCGAACAAAGATTCATTAATAACTGATCCAAAATTAGGTTCAAATGGTTTTTCACCAAGAATTGTAAAAATTATGTTCTTAACAGACCTTTTAATAGCGTCTTCATCACGAATTGCAATCACATCATTCGTCACAGGGTGACGTTTAAACGATAAATTGATATCTTTGAATGCTCTAGAAGCCACTATTTACACAATTAGTTTGCTGTTTTTATTTATACCACTTTTTTTATCTTTTTACGACACGAATTCGATATTTTTCAGAATCTAAAGCGTTAATAATGTATTTAGCACAAATTCTGGGGTCTTTTTCGCCGCAAGTGAAGAAATCTGCGTTCAAACGACCCAATTCAGGCCAAGTATGACAAGAAACATGACTTTCTGCTAATGCAAAAAGAGACGTAACACCACATGGACTGAATTTATGTGTATATTCATTTAATATTGTCATCTCCGACTTCAAAATAGCACGAGTGAAGATGTCACGAAGGAAATTTGGACTATTTAAGTCCTCAAAGTACCCATCGTAGACATCTAGTATCAGATGCTCACTCATTTCATCCCAATTCTGGTGCATCATCGATTGTAATATTCATTCCTTCAGTGTAATATCCTTCTGTAATGAAGTCATCGGTGATTAAATCAGTGCTTCCATAACTTACTTGGACATCAGATGCTCTTTCTTTCGATGTTTTCCAGAAATAATTGTCTTCTGAACCCAATCCATCACGATCATGACCATTCTCCACCTGATAATACACGGTTGATACCTTAAAATCGGGAATCTTAGGTGTCTCAGGAGTGATACTGTTATCATAGATACGCATTCTGTTGTTAGGATACAGTGCAAACTGACCATTATCCAATTCTAAGAGGTTATGAGACTTATGTTCCGCTGGTTGTTCACTGGTAGAGTAGTCGATGGCGTCTACATCAGAGTGATAATTATCTAAAGTGCAAATATATGTACCTGTCTGATTACCAAAGTCTCTTGTATAGACCTCATAGTGCATTGAACCGATGAATTGTTTCTGTACTGCAACAACGCCATAGTCCATACAGTTCCAAAACTGTAGATTATGTAACGTCATATCTGGATCGGGTAGCTCAGGAGAGGAGAGAAAAGCGCTTATCGGTAACTTATCAAACATTGCAGCATACTCTGGTAAATACGTTTCAAAGTAAAACGCACGGCCAGGAATACTCTTTGCAGAAACCCATACTCCTTTCACAAATTCACCATGACCACTCTTATGATCAGTCAAGTACTCTTTTCTCACCCATACCTCATAAGAAGGTAGATTGGTAATCAGTGTACTCATTTACCCTGACCCCGATAAGCTTTCTTCTTTGCATTTCGACTGGTTGCAGACAACTTAGTTCTTGCTGACTGTCCTTGTCTTGTCTTCTTGGGACGATGTTCAATCGTGGGTGTGCCTGGATTAAAACGAACTGCCATTACTTTGTCCTCCGATCACGATTTAAAGGAGATGCAAAATAATCTCGATTTGCAATGTATAATACTACAAGAGTGAGTAGAATACCAAAGAAACCAGCAATGAGTATTGGTGACTCTGGAATTTCATAAAAAGGAACTTCCATTACTTACCTTCCTCCATCATATCAATAACTTCAACTTCATCTGGATCGATTGCACCTTCAACACCCATGTCAAAGTTCTTGACTAATATCTGAAATGCATCGTATTTACCTGATTCACTCAACAAACCCTTGGAGAGTTCGCGCCCGTTATGAATCAATTTATATCTTCTAGGGAGACCTTGCGCCATAATAACTCCTATGAATGTGGATTATAAAACTGTAGGAATGCAAAGACTCCTACGATGAGAACAATAAAAACTATTCCGTACATTATATTACCCTCGTCTTCTCATGACCCACTCGTATTCGTGGATCGCACCATGTCACGATGCCCTTCTTCTTTGCATCTAAACAGAATGATACATCTTCTCCACACATATCCTGTACCTTACCACTATCAAAGACTTGCATCTTCGGAGCAAACCAAGGATATTCAAGATTCTCGAATACACCATTCTTAATCAATACCCAACCAAAACCAGTATAATCAACAGTGAAAGGTTTTCTCTTCTTAGTAATCGACTCCACAGTCTCATGATTCATCACTCCGCCATTCTTTGCAAAGTCTTCTTCGTTCAACCAGTGTGCAACTGATGTCGTATGTCCATCTTCTGTGGCATACCAACCTGCTGTAATCTCTTTCTCAGGCCCTTCTTCTGGTATTGCTAAGTCAATAAGTTGCCAGAACTTCTCAGTACTGAAAACAATATCACTATCAATCCATAACTGATAATCATACTTTAACTTACCATCCCAAGGAACCTGTTTGGGGCCTCTCAATACATTCGCACCTAATACCTTACAACGTGCAAAGTTAACCATAGATGAATAATCTTGAGATATCTGTATTCCATTACCATTCTGTACTAAGTCAAAACATAACTGTACAAA